CTGGTCGACCGCCTAGAATTTTCAACTAACAACTTTTCTCCAGATACAATCAAGGGTTGGGAGCGATAGTAGCAAAAACATATAAATAGAATTATGAACAAGTTACCTATAAATTTCAAAGACTTCCTCACTGTAGATTACACACAGCAAGCAGGAACCAATGTTGATCCTGATGGTATACTTGCATATCAAGCGCTTAAGCGTAAGAAACGTCTCGATGAAACCAGCGCGGAATCTCTGCCTGTTTTAGAAAAAGCTAAGAGACCAATAGAGAAAAAATAATATGACTATTCATCCCCTAGGACTGATCACCACTATTGAAGGACCACTGGCTGCTATTAATTTAGACGGTGCAACTCACGTTTATGCTGTGGAAAAAAATAATGCTGAAGCAATTATACACATCACAGATTCTGAAGGAGTAGAAATAGCTTCTTTTGGATTAGCAGGCAAAGGCGCGCTAACCTTTCGAAAAAACCCGACCGATAAAATATACGCTTCTACAGCGAACACTCACTTCACAAAGATAGGATACGCAAACTAGTATTGTATAAATAATGAAATCATTTAAGCAGTTTACAGAAGCGAAGAAGAAGGAGATAGTTTTTACATTTGGTAGATTCAATCCTCCTACAATAGGTCATGGTAAGCTTATTACTAAAGTCGCTTCTGTCGCGAAAGGTAACAACTATCACATCTATGCATCACAGTCGAACGACCCGAAGAAAAACCCGTTAGAATACAAGGAGAAGATCGTGGCAATGCGCAAGATGTTTCCGAAACATGGAAGAAACATTGTTGACAATAAAAAGGCAAAGACGGTATTGCACATTGCATCTTCTCTTTATGATCAAGGATATACAAAGATAACAATGGTCGTTGGATCAGACCGCATCTCTGATTTTAAAACACTATTGAACAAGTATAACGGAGACGAGGGTAGACATGGTTATTACGATTTTCCAGATGGTATTTTAGTTGTATCGGCTGGAGATAGAGATCCTGATTCAAATGATGTTTCTGGAATGTCTGCTTCTAAAATGAGAGCAGCTGCAGCCTCCGGAGATTTTAAAGCTTTTTCAAACGGCTTACCGAAAGAATATGGCGAAGATATGACACTCTTTAATCTTCTTCGTAAGAGAATGGGACTAAAAGAAGTAACAAACTTTCGAGAGCACATTGAATTGAAAACCACTACCATTCGCGAAAGATACATCGCTAAAGATGTGTTCCTTGTTGGTGATAAGTTCGTAAATCAAAATGATGAGACTCACTCTGTCACCGAAAGATGCACTAACTATATCGTTGGCAGTGATGATAAGAAATACTTCCTCGATAAGATTACAGAAGCAAAAAAAAAATTAGTTAAATCGAAATATACTAAGAAGTTCAAAGATATGTTTGGCGAATCAACTGAAGAAGGGATTCGCAATAAAGCGGAAAAAACTGGAATCTCGTACGAAATACTAAAACAAGTATTTGATCGTGGACTAGCTGCATGGAAGAAAAGCCATCGCCCTGGTACAACAGCTGTTCAATGGGCTTATGCCAGAATCAACTCGTTTGCTACTGGTGGTAAGACGCGAACAACAGCCGATGCCGACTTATGGAAAAAGCATAAGGGAATAAAGGAATCGAAGGATATCGAAGAGGGCGTTGATGATCCAGCAATCTTCAAAGCAGTATTCCTCGCTGGCGGGCCAGGATCTGGTAAATCATTCACAGTTGGTAAGACTGCTCTCACCGCCCTTGGATTTAAGATTGTTAATTCAGATGATAAGTTTGAAGCGCTATTAAAGAAAGCTAAACTTGAACCGACACCAGATAATATCTTTAGTCCTAAAGGCCAAGAGCTTCGAAAGAAGGCAAAAACTCAGACAGCAAAACAACAGGGCCTTTATCTCGAAGGTCGGCTTGGATTGGTGATTGATGGAACAGGTAAAGACTATACTAAGATTAAGAAGCAATCTGAAATGCTCAAAGCGCTTGGTTATGATGTAGCAATGATCTTTGTTAACACCGATATGGAAACAGCGTTAAAGAGAAATAAAATGCGATCACGATCACTTCTCGATAAAGTAGTACAAAAAATGTGGACTGAGGTTCAAAATAATATTGGTAAGTTCCAATCTATATTTAAATCTAATTTCGTTATTGTGGATAACTCTGAAGGTTCAAACATTGAGAAGGCAACAACATCTGCATATAAAAAGATGGCAGCATTTGCCAAACAAGCGCCACAAAGCAAAATTGCGAGAGACTGGATCTCAAAGCAACTCGGAGAAGGCACAGGCAAGTATAAGGGAGAAACATGGGAACAAGGATATGAGAGACGAGTAGTTAAAACTACAGATCCAGAACACCTTGAAAAAGGTTATAAATGGCGTATAAAGGGAAAAGAACGCCCAGAAATTTCTATTAAGCTATATAAAGCAAAACCAGATTTTAAAGAATACAGTAAGCAAATGAAACGAGTAGCTGGTCATGAATTTGGAAAATAACACGATTATGCTACAAATGAAATAGCATATATATATAAATACAATATTACAGCACGCACATAACTATAATGGGATCAATGAGAATACTAAACACAAACACCGCAACTTACACAATCGAGCTCCATGAAGCTAAGGTTGTTCCATTTAAAAAGCTTGAACAAGCATGGACTCGTACCGGCGGAGATAAAGCTAAACAAGCAAAGCTTATTAAGAAGCATGACTTAAAGACGCTTATCTCTACAGTAAGACCAGGATCAATCAAGCTCGGTGTTATGAATAAGCTAAATCATGTAAATGGAAATGCTACTGCAGCTGGTCTCGATTTAGACGGAGAGTTGATCTTCATTACGAATAATCCTGTTAAGATCATCTATCCCAAAAAGAGCTCTCGCCGTCCTGAAGGAGAAGAGATTGAAGAAGCAGATGATGGCGCGATCGTTGAAGAGAAGGTTAAAGAGAAAACGAGTATCGCTACACTTCGCTTAAAGAAGATTGCATCGCTTGCTATTAATGAGGATAATCAAGGTTTGATTGAAGCTTTTGTTAAGTCTGAGACGTTTAGTATTGATTCGACTCCAAGCAAAATTAAAGAAGCGTATAAGATATTTGAAGCAAGTGCCAAGTGGATTATCTATGACAAGAAAACAGGAAAGCAACTAAGCCCGTCAAAGTCTTGGGTAAAATGGCAAGGTGCTAAAATGGCTGCTGCTAAGATTGGCGGAAATGCTGAACCAGCTGACGCCGCATGGTATCACGACAATAAGGCTAAGTTGCTGGGTGAAGCTACTGATCTTAACGAAGTTAGTGCAGGCCAATTAGCTTTATTGGATACTCAGCAGCTTATGACATTTTACACGATCTTTAGTCGAGTTAGTAGTCCAAGAGGAAAGGAAATGACACAAAAGCTGAAGAGAGAGTTATCAAAGAGAGATGACTTTAGCGAGTCTACCGAGCTTGAAGAAAAGATGACGCTTAAAGATGTCATCCGCGGAGGCACTCGTGTCGCCCGCGTTTTAAAGAAATCAGCCAGTGCTGCAAGCGCCTTTCTAAAAGATACGATCACTATAAGTAAGAAAGTCGGAGGAGCAATTGGACAACTAATGTCTGATCCAGAATTCCAAGCAATATTTAAAAAGTACTCTGAAGATCCAACCGATGAACGATCATTAAAGCGAGCTCAAATGTATTTAGATCCTAAGTTCGGAGACTCTCAATCCCCGCACTTTAGTGAATCGACTGATCTTGAGGAAGCCATTGTTTATCGTGATATTCGCCACGCAATTGAGTTACTGAGGACCACACCCGGCGCTACTAAGTTCAGAGATTCACTCATGAAGAAAGATCAAGATGCTAAGATTTCTTCAAGTGATCTTAAAAAAGCCAAGGAAATATTCGCTAATATGAGCACTATCGATTCGGCTAACGTTGAGAAAAAGAGAAAGGATAGATATTTCCCTAGATTCGGAGTTAAAGCTCTTGAAGAAATGAGTGAAGGTCAAACTGGAAATGTTATAGCCACAGCAGCCGCTGCTTTTGCAGCTAACGCCGTTAAAAACACAGTTAAGGGCCGATTGACCAGATCAGGTCGAGCAGAGCGTCTTACTAAAAAGGCAGATTCTGTTGATAAAAAGGCAGAAGACCTCGCAAAAATAAAGAGAGCTAAAGAGCGACTTAAAGCACAAAAGGCTAAAGCTAAAGAAGAAAAGGAAAAAGCACAAGCTCGCAAAGCTAAAGCCCGCGAGCGTAAACGACAAGAATCTACTGATCTTGAAGAAGCTAAAATACCAAGTTCTAATATATCTAAATTTTCAAGCCCTCAAGCAGCGAAGCGAGCAGCTTCGAAACAGAAATATAAAACTCAAATATTTATGGGTGATGATGGCACATTTTGGGTTCCTTCAACAAATAAAGAAGGGGGACAGTTGAAAAAAGCTGGGTATGAAGTATATGAATCAGCTGATCTTGAAGAAGCTAAACGAATGAAGTATGACAAGGTCATTAAAAAACTTAAAGATGGCGAATGGGATACTTCAATGGATGTTAAGCAGAGAATGCACTTAACTTATACAGATAATAATACTGGTAAGAAGAAAGTAGTGTTTGTAGAAGCAAATGATCTTGAAGAAGCAGCAACATGGAAGTCAGAAGGCCATTACACCGCAGACGGAAAAGAATGGACTGGTGATCAACATGAAGTTGACGGCCAAGTAATGACAGGTAAAGTACACACTGATGATAGTGTAAACTTATATCACTTTAAAGAATTATCACCGGAAGTAAGAAAGCAAGTCGCTGCTTCTTTCGAATAACAATCAAAATAGATTTAACATGGGAATATGGATGACATGAACGCAAACGAAAAAACGCGACTAGACCGAATTGAAGAAAAGATCGATAAGATGGCAGATGCTATCATTGCTTTGGCCAGAGCCGAAGAAAAGATCTCAGCTCAAGAAGATTCAACCAGGATCATCCTTAAGAGAATGGTCGCGCAAGACGATCGCTTAAGGATGATTGAACGAGATCTGTCACACGTAGAAGATACAACTGGAACCATAAAGTCAGTCGTATGGACTATCACAACAGCACTCATTGGATCTATCGTCGCGGCATTCGTTTGGATGTTTGATATCCCATCAAATTAAATTTCAATATAAATAACACTTTAACCAAAACAACTATGAATATTCAAGACACACCACGTTCACTCGCAAATGCTGTAAGTAAGATTATGGCCGGTCACTCAATCGAAAAGGTTGAACTTACCGAAGCAAAAGAAACTACAGTACCATTCGAAAAGATGAACAATCTTACTCCCGACCAATGGGATCAAGTTCAGAACTTTAAGAATTTTAACGAGAAAGAATGGAAGTGGAACGCAACCCAAAAGAAGTTCAGTCGCTTGAAGAAGGTTAAAGAAGAAGCGGTCGAAGAAGGTAATGAGTTCACAGCAGCAGCTGCTAAAGCAAAGCTTGCTGGCAAAGATGAATTTGAATTCGATGGTAAAACATATCCTGTAGAGATCGAACAAGATGCTGCTGAAAAGATTCTTGGTAAGAAAGAATCAGTTGATCTTGAAGAAGCATCTAACGCAGATCTGAAGAAAGTTCTTGCTACTGCAAAAAAACTTGGTGCTGATGTTAAAGGAAACACCGCAGATTTTGGTCAAGGTGCAGTAACTGATTTTTCTATCGAAAAAGGCAAGATTAAGTTTGATGGCGGTAAGTCATCTGGCGTCGAATATTACAATAATGCTAAAGACGCAATTGGCGCATTGATGAGTGGAGTTGATGAATCGATTGAAGAAGCAGTCAAATTTTGGACAGTTACTGTCACTAAGAAAGCTGGTAAACTCTTTAAGGGCCAAACTGTTGATGTGAAAGCTAGTAATAGCGCTGAAGCCATTAAGAAAGGTCTGAAGCAAATGAAGGTTGACAATCCAATGACAGTTCCAAGTGGCAGTGTTAATGCTGTACTGGCTGAATCTCTTAAAGAAGCTTTAAAGCCATCGAACGGTAAATCAACTGTTGGTCTCGATGTAGTGGATGCCAAGTCCGCTATGAAAGACATGAAGAAGTTTAAGCTTAAAACTAAAGAAGGTAAAGGAAATGGCAGTGCTGATGAAGTTATTGTAACAGGTAAAAACACTGATATCTTTAAGTACCTAACATCTGCTTATTACGATATGGATACTGATGAGATCGAAGAATTCTATCCTGAATTGTACGAAGGTGTTATTAGCAATGTTGATCTTGAAGAAGCGATGAATCGCAATAAACCAGATGATGTCAGAGATGCTTATGGCAAAATTGAACTAACATACAGAAACAGCGCTGATCGCCGATCTGTTGAGGCTCTACTTAAGAAAGCTGGTATTAATGTCTATGTAAAGAACGATACACTCGAAACTGACTCGGATAGCCCAGCTTTTAAAAAGGCTGGTATAACTAAAAGTTGGGATTCGAGCAAAAGAGAAAAAATGATATTGAAACTCTTAGGTGAATCAACAGCTCTTAAAGAAGCGATCAAGGATAGGCTTCTCGCCAAGGCCTATAAAGCTCTTGACGACGCGTACTTTTGGTATGATGTTGATACTAGTGAGACAGATGAAATTGTTTTTTATTGGCCAGGTGAGGGCAATGATCAATCAGACGACGGGAGCAACAATAGCCAACCAGGCGATCTGGCCATGTACGTTAATAAGAATGGAACTATTAGTGGTGATATTCCAAAAGATAAAGCTGTAAAAAAAGCATTGGACAAACTTCGTTTTAAAAAGGAATCAACAGGTCTTAAAGAAGCGATCAGAGATAGGCTTCTTGCCAAGGCTTATAAAGCTCTTGATGATGCCTACTTTTGGTATGATGTTGATACTAGTGAAGATTCAGAAATTGTTTTTTATTGGCCAGGAGAGGGCAATGATCAATCAGACGATGCGTTCAGGAATAGCCAACCAGGCGATCTGGCCATGTACGTTAATAAGAATGGAACTGTTAGTGGTGATATTCCAAAAGATAAAGCTGTAAAAAAAGCATTGGACAAACTTCGTTTTAAAAAGGAATCAGTTGATCTTAAAGAAGCTACTGAACTCTATAAGAAGGGTAAGATTGCTCTCACTAAATTTGCGATGGGTAAAGGCAAAGGAGCAGGTCTACAAGTTAATTATGGCATGAAATTTATTCAGATCCCTAAAGAAGACGTTAAGCAACTGTATACTGGAATGGCATATATTACTAAATCAGTACCACAATTTAAAGAATCGGTTGAAGTCGAAGAAGCTACTGACCTTGAAGAAGCTACAATGAGCCAAGGTGTAAAAACAGCGGCAACACAAATTTATAGCCTTGAGAAATCTCTTAAAGTTGGATCAAACCTGAATAAGGGTGTTAATAAATCACTTGAAGGAAAGTACGATGCAGACTTTAAGAAGATGCAAAAAGCCATTGGTGAAATCATTAACGTTTGGGAAGAAATTGAACGTGATTTTGCTATGAATGAAGTTGAAGAACCAAAGGCACAGGGAGAAAAAGACTTTAAAGCTCTCCACGCAATTTCTGCTACAGATCCAGAAGAAGCTGGTAATGATCAACCAATCGCCCCACGTCCATAAATAGAAATAATATCAATTATGTTTAAGAGAAAAAAATCTAAAAAGACTCAAGAAGAAACACCCGTTGTAGAAGAAGTTACTATTGAAGTTGAAGCTCCAAAGAAAAAGGCTACTAAGGTCAAAAAGGAAGTTGTTCAACCTCAGTCCTTCCGCTCTTTGAGAGCAGCTAAAAAATATGCTAAAGAAAATGGCGGTAAAGTGATAGAGAAAGGTAGATTTTACGTTCGTTAAAGTTCATAAATAGAACATGAAGCTATTCAGTGAACTAAATAATGAAAACTTTGAACTATACGCAGCTAAGCATTATCGCAATGAAGCTTGCCTAGATGTACAAGAATTTAAAGAAGACGTAGCACGATTTAAGTATGTGCTACGTCTTCTTCGAAGATACAAAGAATCCGGTATTGTACAAGAGCGGTTAATACTAAATCACCTCATTGTAATATATAACGTATTTGATATTTCAGCAGCGACCCGCATTCTCTTCTATAAGATCGATTCTGATTTGTGGCCTTCAATAAAAACGTTTTTAATTTATCTAAGTTACATGCCCGAAGATAAATACAGTCAAGTAACGATCGATCTAACACTAGCAAAAAAACTACAAGCACTATAATATGGGACTATTACGTACAGCAGACTTATTATATTCACTTCGCTTTCTTCGATTGTTGACTACTCCGTGGAATAAGACGAAGGCGTTTCAGCTGGGTTTATTGGATGCTAAAGGTAAAGTACTTAAGAAGCCTGAATCATCTACAGAAAAGGGAGCATATAACCTATTCCATAAGTTAGTGTATAACCTAAAACGTCTGATAAACAAAGTACCTCTCGGCAAATCAACATTAGCTTCGTATGCTGCAGCGCTATATCTCATTAAAGAGAATACGAACATGTCTGATAAAGCTATATCAAAGACATTAAAGAATGCAACTGGAATTGATATCAGCCAAATAGATCTTACAGAACAAATCGCGGATAAGTGGTATCTTATCAGTGAAAGCAATTGTATCCAAGAATCGAACTACACTCTCTTAAGAGATATTACTTTACCAAACACCGGCGAGCCACTCGCAAAGAAGAATACTACAGTTAGCATCAAAGAGCATGCACCAGTAGGAAACATTTTCGGCATCTCAGTATACGAAGCCACTCACATCAAAACTAAACAAAAAATCTATATAACTCAGGGAGATATCACACGATGATTAATGATCAAGTTACAACTGCAGCTGTAGCAATAACCGCCCTTCCTCTTGGCGCCAAGAAGAAAAGGAAGTATAAGGATTTTAATGTACCGAGTGAGATATTCAGACGATTTGATACGGGTCGCAATAAGTTCGAAAGATGGTCTAAATATTTAGATCTACAGGACGAAAACCAAAAAAGCCTTTACGCTTACGCAAAGAAAAACAGAAATTCAGTTATCATATTGAGAGATGAGACGACTGGTGCACTTAGGTCTATTAGACGCAGAGCGGTTAATGAATAAAAACACATTGTTGTTTACATCGTTAGCCTTTCAGTATAATATATAACCTAGCACCACTCAATTCACACTCTATGATATTCGAAGAACAAATTTCCCGCAAACCTGATCACTATCCTTGGACTGAAGAGTTCATCGAAGCTATGCATAATGGCTTTTGGACCGACAACGAATTCAATTTCCAGTCTGACATACAAGACTTTAAGGTTAATCTAAACGATAAAGAACGCGATATGGTTTCGCGAAGCTTATCGGCTATCGCACAGATTGAAGTTGCTGTAAAAACCTTTTGGGCCAATGTTGGCCAGAACCTTCCTCATCCATCGATCACCGACCTTGGTTATGTGATGGCAAATGTCGAGGTTATCCATAATAACGCATACGAAAGATTGCTCGATGTATTGGATATGAACGATATCTTTGAAGAGAATCTTAAGCTTGATATCATTCAGAATCGAGTAAAGTATCTTCGTAAGTATCTTCACAAATACTATAAGGACTCAAAGAAGCAATACGTGTATTCGTTGATCCTCTTTACATTGTATGTAGAGAACGTATCGTTGTTTAGTCAGTTCTATACAATCAATTACTTTAATCGCTTCCGCAACCTTCTTAAGGATACTGCTCAGCAAGTAGCATACACTTCAAAGGAAGAACTACTTCATGCTATGGTTGGTATGAAGCTTGTAAATGTTATTAGAGAAGAGCATCCAGAGTTGTTCGATGAAGAGTTTGTAGAGCGTATTCGCCATGAGTGCGAAGAAGCTTATAAGGCCGAATCCAAAATCATTGAATGGTCAGTGAATGGTTATGAGTCAGAGAATCTAAGTACTCCTATCCTACAAAATTTTATTAAGAATCGACTTAATGATTCTCTTACCCAGATTGGTATTAAACCAGTGTTTGATGATGTCGATCAAGAGATGTTGGCAAAAACAGAATGGTTCGATGAGGATGTACTTGGAAATACTTCTACCGACTTCTTCAGTAAGCGCCCTACAGAATATTCGAAGAACGATAAATCTTACGGTGAAGAAGATTTATTCTAGTTGAACACTTAAAAGTTATATATACATTATGGAAAAATACAATTGGTTAAACGAGGACAGTCGCAAGTTCCTAAAACGCGGATACCTAACAGACGATCAGACGCCAGAAGAGCGGATCACACAGATTGCAAAGACCGCTGAGAGCGACTTAAAGAAAGCAGGTTTTGCAGAGAAGTTTGAAGAGTATATGTCATATGGATGGTATTCATTGTCATCTCCTATTTGGGCTAACTACGGAATGAAGAGGGGTTTACCTATCTCATGCTTTGGTTCTTATGTTGATGATACTCTAGAATCGATACTTACTAAGCAAGCTGAAGTAGGTATGATGACTAAAATGGGTGGAGGAACATCTGCTTACTTTGGAGACATTCGTAAGAGAGGTGCAAATATTGGCACTGGTGGAAAGTCGAATGGTCCAGTTCACTTCATGGAGTTATTCGAATCAGTGACAAATGTTGTTTCGCAGAGCAATGTTCGTAGAGGATCATTCGCAGCTTACATGCCTATTGATCATGCTGACATCTTAGAGTTCTTACAAATCCGCGGTGACGGTAATAGTATTCAGAATCTTTCTATTGGCGTATCAGTCTCTGATAAGTGGATGAAGTCAATGGTTGATGGAGATAAGGATAAGCGAAAGGTATGGGGCAAAGTAATTAAGAAGCGATATGAGTCTGGTTACCCATACATCTTCTTTAGCGATACTATTAATAACAACGCCCCAGAAGTTTATAAGGACAAAGGTCATACGATCCACGCTTCTAATCTATGTTCTGAGATCGCTCTATCATCAAGTAACGATGAGTCATTCGTATGCAACCTATCATCGATGAACTTACTTCACTATGACGATTGGAAAGGTACTGATGCAGTTGAAGTTCTTACATACTTCCTCGATGCTGTGATGTCTGAGTTCATCCGTAAGACTGAAGATATTCCATATATGGAAGCTCCTCGTAAGTTTGCAACAGCTCAGCGCGCGCTCGGTATTGGTGTTCTTGGTTGGCACTCATATCTACAGAGTAAATCAATTCCATTCGAAAGTTTTGAGGCGAAGCAACTCACCACTGATATTTTTACATACATGAAAAGAGAATCGCGCGACGCTTCTGCTGATCTTGCAAAAGAATACGGTGAGCCTGAATTGTTGAAGGGTTATGGTCGTAGGAATGTCACTACAATGGCGATTGCTCCTACTACATCAAGTTCGTTTATCCTTGGTCAAGTATCACCGAGTGTTGAACCTCTCAATAGTAATTACTTCGTTAAAGACCTCGCAAAGGGTAAGTTTACATATAAGAACCCATACTTAGAAAGAGTACTCGATACATATAATAAGAATAACGGTCCAACATGGAAATCCATCTTAGTGAAGGGTGGTTCAGTTCAGCACCTTGAATTCTTGTCTGATCACGAAAAAGAAGTATTTAAAACATTCGGTGAGATCTCTCAAAAAGAAGTTATTATTCAAACAGCTATTCGTCAAAACTTCATTGATCAAGCACAGAGTATTAATCTAATGATTCATCCTAAGACTCCACCGAAAGAGGTAAATCAGCTTCTTATCTTCGCGTGGGAGCAAGGTGTAAAGACGCTATACTATCATCGTGGTACTAATCCATCTCAGGAACTATCACGCAACTTACTTCAATGCGCATCGTGCGAAGGATAATGATTAAAGAAACACAATACTGTAACGCCTGCGCTTCTCAATATACTGTTCAGTGGCTTGAGCAAGATATTGATGAAGACTTAGTTCCAACATATTGCCCGTTCTGTAGTGAAGAAAACTTCGGAGAGTTCGATCCGATCGAGACCGACGAGTTCGAATAGATTTATAAATAACTCTATGTGGAGTTATAATGGTGAGGAGTTTACTACTGAAATGATCGGTGACTATATCGGATTCGTCTATATGGTCACCGATAAGGAGACTGGCATGAAGTATATCGGAAAGAAAGGATTCTTCTCAAAAGTAACTAAACCACCATTGAAGGGAAAGAAGCGCAAACGTAGATCTTTAAAGGAATCTGATTGGAAAACATATTGTGGTTCAAGTGAAGCAGTAAAGCTTATTGTTGAAGAACGTGGTTTAGACCACTTCAATCGAGAGATACTGCATCTGTGTAAGAGTAAAGGCGAACTAAATTATATCGAAATGAAAGAACAGATCGTACGCGATGTTCTACTAAAGCCGAATGAATATTTAAACGCCTTCGTAGGTGGGAAAATTCACAGAGCGCACATTAAAGCACTATGGAAGTAAAATAAAGTTTTACATTAGCGCTAAAATAGTGTATAATATATATTATGAATAAATCAAATAGAAAGCGAGGTACATCATTATAATCATCGACTACTCGGGTATCGCAGTTGCAGCATTCTTTGCCAATTCAAAAGGCAGTGAAGCGCCAACAGAGGACATGCTACGACACATTGTGTTGAATAGCATTCGAATGTATAACACAAAGTTTAGAGAAGAATATGGACAGATGGTTATTGCATGTGATGGTGGATCTTGGCGTAAAGACGTCTTTCCAGAATATAAGGCGAACCGCGCAAAAGCACGAGAAAGTTCTGGTATGGACTGGTCTGCGTTTTTCGATACTCTTACTAAGGTGCGCGAAGAGATCGGTGCCAATCTTCCATGGATACCACTTCATGTGCGTGGTGTCGAGGCTGATGATATTATCGCATGTCTTGTACAAGAAACACAAGAGTTCGGTAAGAACGAAAAGGTCATGATCGTATCGGCTGATAAAGACTTCATCCAGCTCCACAAGTATAAGAATGTAAAGCAGTTTTCTCCTATGAAGAAGAAGCTTATTACTGAAAAAGATCCAGTTCAATATATCAAAGAACATATCTTTAGAGGTGATTCAAGCGATGGTGTACCAAATGTACTGAGTGCTGATAGTGTCTTTATCGACGAAAGCTCTAGACAGACACCACTATCTAAGAAGAAAATCAACGAGTGGTTAGAGAACTATGATTCTCTATCGACTATTATGCCTGAGCATGTATACCGTAACTTTCAACGCAATCAAAAGGTTATTGATCTTGACTTCATTCCTGAAGATATCAAATCAGAAATCCTTGACATATACAATAACACAAAACCAGCTCCGAAGATGAAGGTTCTAAACTACCTAATCACAAATCGACTTAGCAATTTGGTCTCATCAGCTTCGGATTTTTTCCCACATGAATAAAACTAATACAGAAAAACTACTACACGAGTTGCTCGAAGAAGCGCAAAACCTAAAAACACGGGCTGAACGCATCGAGCTTTTTACGAAGAATGATAACTTCGCTCTTCGGACTATCCTTCAATTGGCGCATAATCCTAAGATTGAATTGGATTTTCCAGAAGGTGCACCTCCATATAAAAAGAGTGAGACTCCAAAGGGTCTAGAATATGCTCGCTTGACGAACATTATTCGTCCTCTTGGTCAGTGTGTAAAGGGTAATAAGGTTTCGGCCGTAAA